ACAGGAGTAACACTAGGAACAACTTTTAGTTTTGTTGTTACTGAACCTTATTCTATGGGAAACTTTATCCAAGCTTTGATCGTTGGTGCAAAAACTGCAAATAACGGTGCAGGTTATGACAATTATTTTACAGCACCTTTTTGCTTAAAAATAGAATTTTCTGGATTTGCAGAAAGCTATGGAGGTTCTATGTCCGGAGACATAGCACCTATATATTTGCCAATGTTGATTACTAATGTAGAAATGACAGTTTCTGGACAAGGAACAAGATACGAATGTAGCGGAGTAGCATACAATGAGCTAGGGTTAGCTGATCATATGAACACACTTTATACACAAATACACTCAGCAGGAGTATTAGCACATACAGTTTTGCAAAATGGTGATAAATCACTTACATCCGGACTTAACAAGCGTATTGAAAAAATGGAAGATGCTGATATAATTCCAGGATATGATAGGTTTATTATATGCTTTCCTAAAGAAAAAGATTCTATAAAAAACTTTTTGCAATCCGGCCTGCAAAAAACAGAAGAAGCTGATGCTGCACAAACATTTGTAGAACAAAGAGGCACACAAGAGACAGCTGATCAAATAGCACAAGATGAAAATTTTAATAACCAAGATCGGACATCAAAGCAAATTCAAATTAAACCTGTTACTTCATTATTTGAAACATTATTAGCTTTTGCAGAAGATGTATCTAGTATGAATGAAATTGGATTATCGCCATTGCTTGAAGACGCATCACAGGGCGGCAACCAAGATGCTCCTTCAATGAACGGTTCTTATCAATCAGACGAGTTAGATGCCGGTGCTGATGCACAAAGACAAGAAGCTAAGGATGACCCGTGTGGCGGTGAAGAAATTACAGTTGGATTAGTTGATAAAAATGCAGCGTCTTTGACACCAGGAGAATTTTCAAGAAGCTATGAATTTAATAAAGGCGAAGCTATTACTACTTGTATAGAAAAAGTATTGTTGACTACTGAATATTGTAAAGAAAATGCAACTAAAGACGAAGATGAAAACGGATTGCGTACATGGTTTATGATTGATTCACAAATATATTTGGAAGAAAACAAAGACACTGAAAATGATATGGGCCGCCCTCCAGTAGTAGTTGTATATTCAATTATGCCATATAAAACTAGCGGGGCTAAAGCTACAACAAACAGTCAAACTCCAAAAAATATTAGAGGATTAATGAGCTCTGCTGCTAAAGAATACAATTATCTTTATACAGGAAAAAATGAAGATGTTTTAAATTTTGATATTAATTTAAGTACTGCCTTTATGAGAACAGTGTCAGCAAACTATGGTAACAATGCAGGCGGTAAAGCAACACCAACAGGAAATCAACTTGTAACTTCTGACCAAGAACAAGGCGGAAAAAATGTAGATAATCCAAAGCAAGATGCCAAGGAAAATGTTGAAGCTACAGCAGGAACTAAAGAAGTAAAAAATCCTAGTGTCTCTATGGGTACTAGAGATAAAGATATACGTAGGCAAGCCGCAGAAAATTTTCACGATATTTTATTAAACACCCCAACAGACCTAGTGACAGCAGAAATGTCAATTTGGGGAGATCCGTTTTTCTTACCACAAGAAATAGGAAACTTTCATCCTGCAAGATCAGGATCATCACCTAGTACTACAGAAGTAGGCACAATGACTTATACTGAAGGAGAAGTGTTTGTAGTAGTAAATTTTAGATCACCATTTGACTACGAGGATGGCGGGTCACTAGTAGAAATGCCTATGTTAGTGCCACAATTTAGTGGATTATATAGTGTTGTTTTAGTATCTAATGTGTTTGCTAAAGGACAATTTACACAAGATCTTAGATTAGTCCGTATTCCAGGACAAGATAGAACAGTACAAACAGAAAACGTACCAGGAGGATTAAAAGTAGGAGAGATTCCTCTGGGTTATTCTACAGCAAATGTCCCCAATGCTAGCATGGTTAATGATGCCCTGCAAAATATAGACGCAGCCGCTTCAACTCTTAATAGCGTTATAAATAAAGCAAGTAACTTATTAGCTCAAGCACAAAACTCAAGCGCGGCTGCAGGTGGAAGAATTGCGGCGGCTAATACAGCTTCTAGTTTAATAAATCAAGCATCAGATACATTCGTAAGTTCAATAAGAGAATCAAAAGATGTACTTCGTTCCATATCATCAGCAGGTGCAAGTGCATCTAATGCTATTAGTGGTTTAACATCAGCAGTGCCGGGTTCACTTGGGTCAGGTTCTTTTGGATTAGATCAAGCTGCTGCAATTACAAATGCACTAGTGTCAGCAGTGCCAGCATTTGGACAAGTAAGTGTAGACTTAAATTCTACTGAAGGCAAACTTGCAATTGCAGGCGCAGATTTACAAGCCCAACTACAACAAGCTTTTGGAGATTTTATACCTCCTGAAATTGAAGATAAGGCAGTAGAATTAGCAGAAGCACTTCCTACTTCTATACAAAATGCAGATATAACTGCCGCTGTAGCTACTACAACAGACATTTTAATACCGCAAGCAAAAAAAGGAGTTAGCGTGTAATGGGACCATTTTCTTATCATATAGATGATCCAGATACTTTAGACAATTATGACGTTCAAGACTCGCCGTCAGTTGGAACTGATACAAATGCTAATCCTGATAAATTTATAACTCCAGGGGATAATAAATATCAGACAATTATTCCTTCAGGAATAATTTATAAAGATCAAGTTTTCGCTGTAGAAACTACAGACGAAGTCATACCACCATCAGCAGTAGAGCAATACAGATCCTATTTAATAACAGCTAACAAAGTTAGACCAGCCAGTAATCTTAATCCTACAGATTTTAACATAAATCAGCAATATGTAGATGAAGCAAAGTCTAAACGCAGTGGAGCACTTTCTCAGATTTCAGGAACTCCTTTTACAGAAGAAGATTTAATAGTTGCGGCAAAAAAACAACCGCTATCTAATGAATTATTTGCAAGGTCAGAGGAAACATCAGGAACAACAGCACCTACCGTAGTAAGCCAAGATTTTGTGCCACTATCTAATGTTGCTGGCGTTTATAAATATTTCCCCACAGCGTTGTACGATGATAGATATGATTTTGAAACAGGTAAAAAAATAAGAGTAGGTTTAGCAGGCGGCATCGGTGGAGGCCAAGGAGATCATACTACAAGAGGTAATGTAACAACCACAATTGAAGGATCAGAGTCAACAAGCAATACGTCTAGTGTATCACCAGTAGTAGGTGATGAAGAAGATCCATGTGACTAATTATTATTGACTAAAGGAAAAAAATGAGTAGTACTTCAGGAAATTATAAACGCTCTAAAGTAACAACTAATAAAGTATATGATGTAGGTCCGTACGAAGCCATAGTTGTTAATCATTTAGATCGTAGATTTATGGGAGGATTAGAAGTTGAACTTGTAAAATATACAGGTTCTGGTAATACTCCTGAATCTGCTGGACAATTAGTGCAAGTAAGATATCTTAGCCCGTTTTATGGTGTAACGCCAGGTTCAGGTTTGACAGCAAACGATGGATATCAAAATACTCAAAAAAGTTATGGTATGTGGATGGTTCCACCTGACATAGGCACCAGAGTATTAGTTATATTTGTTGAAGGCAACTTAAACTTAGGTTATTGGATAGGATGTGTTCCAGACGATTATATGAATTTTATGATTCCAGACGGTAGAGCAAGCACTGAAATTACCACAGCGTTAACACCAGATAGCATTAAAGGTTCAAAATTACCTGTAGGTGAATATAATAAAGCTTTTGAAGATGGAAGTAAAATAGATCCTACATTGTTTAGCAAACCCTACAATAAAGATTTTACTGAAGTTTTAGAAACACAGGGACTATTATTTGACGAAGCTAGAGGAACAACTACTTCAAGTGCTAGAAGAGAAACTCCTAGTATGGTTTTTGGTTTTAACACACCGGGTCCTCTTGATAAAAGAGATGGATCTCCTAAAGTTTCAGTAGGACCCTCTGAAGATAAAGTTGATATTCCTTATAATAGACTAGGCGGCTCAAGTTTAGTTATGGATGACGGCGATGGAAGTTTTATTAGAAAAACACATCCTGAAGATGGTCCTCCATTATATGTCAATAAAATTGACAGAGAAGCAGGCGGAAAACAAACAATCCCACAAAATGAGCTTTTAAGGTTAAGAACACGAACTGGCCATCAACTATTAATGCATAATTCAGAAGATATAATCTATATCGGCAATGCAAGAGGTACTACTTGGATAGAAATGACTAGTGATGGAAAAATTGATATTCATGCACAAGACAGTGTTAGTATTATGACAGATGCAGATTTTAATATTACAGCTGAAAGAGATATTAATATGGAAGCTGGACGGAATGTTAATATAAAAGCTACTGCTCGATATAGTAAAGGATCACCAATTGATGCCAAAGGTTTAGACAGCGGTAGGATACAGTTTGAATCACAGCATGATTATAATTTACTTGTTGGTCGAGACAGCAAAACTACTGTTAATAATAATTCACATAATGGTGTTGTTGGTAACCAATATATTTCTACAGGAAAATTTTTAAATGTAAACACTGGACAAGATACAAAATTAACTGCTGGCGGATCCACAAACATACTTTCAGGAAAAGAACACAGAGAAACTGCTAAGTTTGTGCATATGAATGGTCCTCGAGCTAGTAGTGCAGAAAAAGCAATAGATGTAGTAGCATTAGAAACTATTCTTCTACCTTTTGTATTTCCAGGTTCAAATAGACCAGTAGTGTATGAAAGTATTGTTCCTAGGGCACCTCAACACGAACCGTGGCCACATCATGAAAATTTAGATCCACAAGCATATAAGAAAGCACAAACTGATAGAGAAAATCCGGGAGCTCTTGCAACTGCTGATCGAATACTTACTCCTGATACATTTCTAAAAGGAAAAGGAGGTAGGAGAAGAAGTGCAGTAGTAGCTAACTCTGGTGGCAACATTGACACAGGACACGAAAATCATGGAGGCGGTTCAGCAACAGGCACAGGACAAACTCCTGTAGATGACTATTCACCGAACTTCGGCTTTACTAATGAACTAGGAAAATTAAGCGAAAAATATGAATCAAGGGGAGATCCTACAGCAATAGGTTACGATACTACGGGTGGCTGGAGTTATGGCACTTATCAACTTGCAACAAAGACTGGCGGATTTAAAGGGTTTATGGATTACACAAAACGTAAAGCACCTCAAACACATCAACAACTTGTTGACGCAGGCGGACACTCTTTAGCCAAATTAGGAGCAGATTCTTTCAAACAGTCCTGGAAGTCAATTATGTCAGGTGCAGGAGCCGAAGATCAGCATCAATATGCTGTGGTACAATATTTTGTTCCAGCTGCAGATAAAGTAACAAAGAGTACTGGAATAGATGTACGAACAAGATCTAAAACATTGCAAGATGTCTTGTGGTCAACAGCAATTCAGCATGGAGCAGGCGGATGCAACAGGGTATTTAAAAATGCCGTAAAATTATGTGGAAACAACAATCCTTCAGATGATGCGTTAATTGTTGCTGTGTATAATGAGAGAGCAAGAGATAATGGAATGGCACATTTTGGTAAAAGTACTAATGCAGTAAGAAAAAGCGTGGTAAAAAGATTTAACAATGAAAAGTTAGATGCGTTATCAAGTTTACAACAAGAATTAGCACAAGGAAGTACTCCTACGCAATCAGGATCAGGTACTACAGTGCTACCTGTAGAAGCAACTGTCGGGTAAATACAATATGAGTGAGTTAGAAAAAAATTTAATCAAAAGAGTTACAGTAAGTGAACAACAAAAGTCTGCCAAAACTAGTAGATCTTATAGAGGATTTTCTACAGTAGACGGAGGAAATAAAGGATTCGCTAAGTACGACTTTGATATTATAAAGCAAGATCTAATCAATCATTTTCATATACGACAAGGAGAAAAACTTTCTGATCCTAAATTTGGCACAATTATTTGGGATTTATTATACGAACCCTTTACTATTGATTTGCAAGAAGCAATTGTACAAAATGTAACTGAAATAGTTAATTTTGATAGCCGAATAAGTGTAGAAGAAATAGTAGTAGATACATATGAACAAGGAATTACTGTAGATTGTACACTTACTTTCCTTCCTTATAGTATTTCAGAAAATTTACGTTTTAAGTTTGATCAAAAAAATGGTCTCCTGTAGAGAATTAACTACGCACTTATCTGTAACAGATAAATATCATAGTAATAGAGGAAAGCTAAATGTCTGCAACTGATAGACAGTCAAGGTTGTTAGTATCTGAGGACTGGAAAAGAATTTACCAATCATTTCGTAATGCTGATTTTTCAAGTTACGATTTTGATAATCTTCGCAGGACAATGATTAATTATCTGCGACAAAACTATCCTGAAGATTTTAATGATTATATTGAATCTTCAGAATATCTTGCACTTATAGATATGATTGCATTCCTTGGACAAAATTTAAGTTTTAGGATAGATCTAAATGCAAGAGAAAATTTCCTAGAAACAGCCGAACGTAGAGAAAGTATATTAAGATTAGCTAGGATGCTATCTTATAATCCTCGGCGTAACCAAGCGGCAAATGGAATATTAAAGCTTAACACTATTAAAACTACAGAACCTGTTATAGATAGTACAGGACAGAATTTAGCCAATGTTGTAATTAAATGGAATGATCAAGCTAACACAAACTATTTTGAACAAATAGTAAAAATTTTAAATTCCTCGTTGCCTGTAACTAATCAAATAGGAAATCCATTAAAAAGTGCATCAATTGCAAATGTAATTACACAGCAATATAGGATAAACGCAACTAATACAACTAGTGCAGTTTTTCCTTTTTCTAAAAAGGTAGAAGGTGTTACTACGAGATATGAAGTTGTAAGTTCTGGTATAGCGGGAGAAAGTTTGGTAGAAGAACCTCCTATTCCTGGCACAAGTCCTGCCTTTTTGTTTAGAGATGACGGACAAGGTGCAGGAAGCTCAAACACCGGATTCTTTATGATGTTCAAGCAGGGCAAATTATCAAGTTCTGACTTTTCTGTAAATAATCCTACACCAAATCAATCTGTAGCAGTAGACGTAGCAAATATTAATGATTCTGATGTTTGGCTTTATAATATAGACAGCAACGGATTTGAAACAGACTTTTGGACAAAGATTGATTCAGTTGAAGGAAACAATGTAATTTACAATAATTTATTTGAAGGTATTAAAAACGTCTATGCTGTAACCACTAGAATAGGTGATAGAATAAATTTATTGTTTACAGATGGCTTATTTGGAAATTTACCGTCGGGTAACTTTAGAACTTACTACAGAACAAGTGCAAATTCTGCTAGTGTAATTTCTCCTGGAGCTATTGGTAATGTTAATATTGATATAGAATATCAAAGTAAAAGTGGTAACATAGAAACTTTATCATTAGGATTTAAACTTAACTATTCCGTTACAAATGGTACTGCGTCTGAGAGCAATGAAGAAATTAAAGCAAATGCTCCTGCAACTTATTACACACAAAATAGGCTTATTACTGGAGAGGATTATAATATAGGTCCTTTAGCAATAAGTCAAGAAATTATTAAAACAAAAAGTACAAACAGAATTAGTAGTGGTATAAGTAGATACTTTGATCTTAAAGACGTATCAGGAAAGTATAGTAACACTAGTCTTTTTGCTGACGATGGTGTATTATATAAAGAAAGTTTTCAACTTAAAAAAGAGTTTACATTTACTACACAAAGTGATATAGAAGGTGTAATTAATAATACTGTAGGAGGGATACTTAATTCGTCTTACATGAAAAATTTCTATCTTGATCAATTTCCTGAAGTACTTGTATCTGATTTAAATGCAAGTTGGTCACAATCCACTATAGTTACAACCGAGTCAACCGGAAGGTTTTTAGATGCAACTAACAATCCATATATGGTGAGTAGTTTTACTGCTAATAGTTTGCGTTATATAGAACCAGGAACAATGTGTAGATTTGTTGCACCTACAGGTTTTCATTTTAAACCAGACGGAACGTTGGGTAGCGGTCAAGCAAATTATTTAGGTAGCAAATCTTATAAATGGGCTAAAGTAATATCAGTAGATGGAAATGGCACTGTAGTTAATACAACTACTACTAACGGTCCAATTAGGTTTAATGAAATTATTCCAACAAACGCTGTACTTAACCAAATAATACCTAATTTTTCTAGGGTTCTTACGGACGCTGTAAAAGTCCAATTAATTGATCAAGCATTTGCTTACAAAGATTTTGGTTTAAGATATGATTTGACTGATAGGCAATGGAAAATTATTACTTCAGAAAATTTAAATGTTTCTCAAGATTTTACTACAGGAAAAACAGGAGATAACACGGCTCAAAATTTAGATTCAAGTTGGCTATTATATTTTAAAACTGATGGGGAAACATATACTATTACATATAGAAATTTGAGATATGTAATTGAAAGTGCAGATGAAATTAGATTCTATTTTGATGGTATAGATAAAGTTTATAATCCTGCTACAGGAGAAATTGTTAGAGACAAAATTGATATACTTAATATTAATAATGCTCCAGGAAGTACTGCGGCATTTAATAATGATTTTACATGGACAATTTCAGGTGCGTTTAGAGATCCAGACGGATATATTGACTCTAGAAAAATAGAAGTTCAGTTCATTGATTTAGATGATGATGGCATAGTAGATGATCCAGAAATTTTTGAACAAATAGTAAATGAAGATAATAGTAGTATTCCTATATCTGAAAAACTAATTTTTCAAAAAAAATATAGAACATCTGATGGCGTAGAAGACTTTAAATATTTTGCAAATACTACTAATGAAATTATAATTGTTACAAATGAGTCTGCAATAGCACCGTATAGTGCTAGAACAGATGGACAAATATTTTATTTAGAAGATGAAAAAGTATTTAAAAAGCTTAATAAAACATTAAACAATACAGTTTTAAATACAGACTATAAGGCATTTACAGGTAGAGGCGGCTTAAAGTTTCACTATGTGCATGTTGCAGATAGTAGCTATCGTATAGATCCTAGTGCAAGTAATATTATTGACACATTTTTACTTACAAAGAGTTATGATAGTCAAGTAAGAAAATTTGTTATTGGCGAAACAGATATAGAACCTAAGCCACAAAGTAATGATGAATTATTTAGACTTTATGGATCTTCTATTGATAAAATTAAAAGCATAAGCGATGAAGTTATATATTATCCTGCAAAATATAAAATATTATTTGGAGCAAAAGCAGCACCAGATTTACAAGTGAAATTTAAAATAGTCAAAAACCGTGATTTAGTTATTAATGACAATGAATTAAAATCAGATATTGTTGAAGCAATTAATAGATTTTTTGCAATTGAAAACTGGGATTTTGGAGAAACATTTTATTTCCAAGAGCTAAGTGCTTATATAATGAATCAATTGTCACCAAGGTTGGTTTCAGTGCTTATTGTTCCTAATCAATCTACTTCAAAGTTTGGTAGTTTATTTGAAATAAAATCAGAACCAGATGAAATTTTTATTAGCTCAGCTACTGTTGGAGATATTGAAACAATTTCAGAAATAACTGCTGCTGAAATACAAGCAAGCGGGACAGTAATTACAAGTATTAGCAGTGCAGATGCTAGTGCAAATATTGTTAGTAGTGCCTCTAGTGCAACCGCTATTACTGATACTAATAGTGTTTCTACAACAACTAGTTCGTCGAGTACGTCAAGCTCGTCAAGCACATCTAGCTCGTCGAGTTCGTCGAGTTCGTCGAGTTCAAGCAGTGGATCAAATTCTAGCGGCGGAGGCTACAGCTACTAATGGCATACGATAATAATCAAAACGAAAGCCCACTTCCTGTAGATGGTAAAGTAAAAAAGATTAGTTCAGATTTCCTACCAAAGTTTTTTAGGACTGAAGCTAATAGAAAATTTTTACAAGGCACATTAGATCAACTTATATCTCCAGGTGTAGCGGAGAAAGTAAGCGGGTATATTGGCAGAAATACTGCTAAGGCATTTAATCCAAACGACAATTATATTGGAGATGTTAGTGATGATAGAAATAACTATCAGCTAGAGCCTGCAACAGTCATTAAAGATAGTTTTGATAATGTAACTTTTTATAAGGACTATAATGATTATGTTAACCAGCTAGGAGTATTTGGATCTAACAACGAAAATCATAGTAGATTAAACAATCAAGAAACATATGGTTGGAATCCTAATATTGATTATGATAAATTTGTAAATTTTAGAGAATATTATTGGTTACCAAATGGACCTACATCAGTACCAGTTAGAGGACAAAGCAAAGAGATAGTAAGTACATATACAGTTACCACATCAGATCAAACAGATAACATTGCTTATGTATTCAACGATGGATTAACTGTAAATCCTACAATAAAACTTTATAAAGGTCAAACATATAGATTTGAAATTGATACACCGGGGCATCCAATTGCTTTTAGCATTTCAAGGACCTTTACACCCGGTACCGCTATTCTTACAGCTGGATCAGAAGGATTAAGGGCTGACGGTCAGTTTGATGGTCAACTGTATGGTAATAATTACGATCAGGGCGAATACATTGTTTTACCTAGCAGTGGTTCTGTAACTTTTGATGCTGATGAAAACGTTAGTACACTTTATCCTGATGGTATTACAAAGTATGGAGAAGAAGGAGAAGTAATATCAGTTGTATATGTAGAAAAAGGCACTATAGAATTTACAGTGCCATTAAATGCTCCTGATAGATTATATTACATTAGTAAAAATGCAATCGACACAAGTGGCTTAATAAGGATTTATGATATTGAAGAAAATTCTGCCATAAATGTTGACGACGAAGTGTTAGGTAAAAAAACTTATAAAAGTGCAAATGGAGTTGAATTTACTAATGGAATGAAAGTTAAATTCCAAGGGGAAGTAACCCCGGCAAAGTACTCAGATAATTTATGGTATATTGAAGGTGTTGGAGATAAAATTACTTTAGTGCGTGATAAAGACCTAATTATTCCTGCCGCTTATACAGAAGATAAATTAATACCGTTTGATACAGATAAATTTGACGAGCTACCGTTTGCTGATTCAAAAGCTTATGCGGAAACAAAAGATTACATTTCAATTAACAGAGCAAGCAAAGATAGGAACCCTTGGAGTAGATATAATTGTTGGTATCATAAAGATGTTATTTTAGCAAGCGAAAGATATAATGGTCTTCCTGAAACACTAGATGAGACAACTAGGGCTAAACGTCCTATTATAGAATTTGAAGCAGGATTAAAATTAAATAATGCTGGTGTATTTGCAAAAGATGACGTTGATCTTGTAGACAACTTTACTAAAGATGTGTTTAGTACTATTGAAGGCACAGCAGGTTATAATATAGACGGAATAGATTTAGCAGACGGAATGCGTATACTTTTTACTGCTGATACAGACGTATTAGTAAATGGTAAAATATATAAAGTTAAATTTATTACAATTGATAATGTTAGACAAATCAGTCTTATTGAAACTTCTGATACAGCTCCACAAGATTTAGAATGTGTACTAGTAACTCAAGGAAATAGTTTTGCCGGTACCAGTTTTTATTACAAAACTAATAAATGGCTGCAAGCACAGCAAAAAACTAAAATTAATCAACAGCCGTTATTTGAAGTATTTGACGCAAATAAAAATAGTTTTAGTGATGAAACATTTTACAATAGTACTACGTTTCCTGGTACAAAAATATTCTCCTATAAACAAGGTACAGGTACCCCTGATACAGAATTAGGATTTCCATTATCATACCGAGCTATTAATAACTCAGGTGATATTGTTTTTAATTTTTCCTTACTAAGCGATACTTTTACGTATCAAGATGATACTGAATTGTATACACAGCGTATTGATACAGGTTACTTAAAAAAGTATAAAAATTTAACAAGTTTTGAATATGTAAACGGCTTTAGTAAAATACCTACATCTAGCAAACAGTTCGTAATAAATCAATATAATGTAACTGAGCTGAAGAATAATAATTTCAGTGTTGAAGCATATCGAAAATCAGGCGATTTAAACGATCTCAAAGTTATTGTTTATGTAGATAATGTTTTAAAATTTAAATCAGTAGATTATGAAATTGATCGTATAAATGGAATAGCTATAGTAAGATTTTACAAAGATTTATCAGACGGACAGTTTGTTAAAATAAAAACTGACAGTGTCGCTAAAAAAGATATTGGGTATTATGAATTTCCGTATAATCTAGAACGTAATCCATTAAATGATGATATTAATGAATTTACATTAGGTGAAGTGATTGATCATGTTGATACTATGATAGAAGAAATTTCTTCATTCAAAGGAGTATTTCCTGGCAGAAGTAATTTAAGAGATTCAGGAGAAACAGATCATTTTGGCAAACGTTTTGTAAAACATAGTGGTCCAATTAATATTGCAAACTATCACATTACAAATAAGAACTTTAATGTAGTAAAAGCTTTAAGACATTCTAAAAATGAGTATGCTAGATTTAAAAGAAGTTTTATAGAAAAGGCAACCACTTTAGGATTCGATGGCCCAGTTAAAAAACACTTTGATAGAATATTACAGGATTTGAATAAAGATAAAGTAAAAACAGAGGCTTTTTACTTTTCAGATATGCTAGCATATGGTGATGCAAATAGGTTAGAATATACGGTTTTAGATTCTAACACAACAATTTATCCTATGACTTCTGCGTTCTCTTTAGGAGCGTTAAGCGAAAAAAGTGTAAATGTTTATTTAAATGGAATTCAACTCACATACGGTAAGGATTATACTTTCAATAGTGATGGCTATGCTGTAATTACTGCAACAAAATTTGTTAACGATATTATTGAAATTTACGAATATGAAAATACTGACGGTAGTTTCATACCAGCTACTCCAACAAAATCTGGACTGTATCCTAAGTACTACCCTGAATTAATTATAGACGATAGCTTTGTTCAAGAAGACACTCTCACAACTGGCCCATTCAAACTTTACGGAAGGACAGAACAAACAACAAAATCTTTCAAAGGAAAAGTAGGTTGGTTTTATCCGTTGTATACTTCTAAAGAAGAGGCTATAGCTGCTGATTCTGATTCTAGTGCTGATACTGGAAGTGCTCATATGCACGTATTTGAAGGACTATCACAAGTATTTTGGATGCCAGACACACAAATGAATCATGCAACAGTTGATGATTTATCGATAGAAGAATATCCACGTGGCGTAGCTATGATAAGAGGGCATGACGGTAGCTATGTTAAAGCGTATAAAGATTTTAGAGATGAACTACTGTTAGAATTAGAAAGAAGAATCTTTAATAATATAAAAGTAGAATATGATATTAATCGATTAGATGTTAACGAGTTTTTAGGCGGGGAATATAGAAAATCAGAATTTACACGGCAAGAAGTCAATAGTACTTTATTAGGAGATTTTATTCAATGGACACGTGGTATTGATAAAGATTATACTGTAAATGATTTTTATAATATTAATAATAGTTTTACCTTTAACTTCTCAAGTGCAAAAACTCCATTAGGTAATGATGTACCTGGTTTCTGGAGAGGAGCATATTTGCATGCATATGGCACTGATAGACCTAACGCTACTCCTTGGGAAATGCTCGGATTTACAATGAAACCAAGCTGGTGGGATACAACCTATGGTACTGCTCCTTATTCCGGAGATAACTTAGTTTTATGGAGAGACTTAGAAGAAGGTAGAATAAAAGAACCAGGAAAAGCAGAAGTAGTAAACGGAAAATATGCTAGACCTGGATTAACAAATCACATACCTGTAGATAGCCAAGGAAGATTAAAATCTCCTACTAAGAGTAATTTTGCACAAAGCTTTTTATCTAGACAAGGGTCTAATGGATTTAAATTTGGAGACGTTGCACCTGTAGAAAGTGCATGGCGTAGAAGTGCTGAATATCCTTTTGCAGTATTAACAGCCTATCTTTTAAACAAACCAGCTAAAGTTATGGGATTAGGTTTTGATGTAAGTCGAACTAAGAAGAATCTTGCAAATCAATGGATCTATACTGAAACTAACAAGCCGATAAAACTATCAAATGTAAAAATGCCTAATACTTATAACGACGAAGTAAGGACACTTACATGTGGGATAGTAAATTACATTTATAATCTTGTATCTAGTAATATTCTTACTTTGTATTCGGAATACAAATCCGACTTATCTAGTCTTACAAATCAAATTGGGTTTAAAGTAGGAGGATTTACTGACAAGTCTAAATTTAATCTAATACTAGATAGTAGATCACCTACGCAACAAGTAGATAGAGACGGTATTTTTGTACCTCAAGAAAGTTTCAAGGTGTTTACAAATACCAGTAGTCCGCTTACTATGGCAATATACAGCGGAATTGCTGTAGAAAAAGCTGCAAACGGTTATATTATTAGAGGGTATAATAATACTATTACGCATTTTGAATATTATGCGCCAATTATTGGAACATCTAAAGTAAATGTATCTGTAGGCGGAATATCAGAAACTACAGTAGATTTTAAAGCAGATACGTTTTATGCCAAAGGAGTAATAATACAAGTAGAAAGAGATTATTATAGAGTCACAGAAGATTTTACTAGCGGTGCCTCTTTTACTACTGAAAACGTATCTAGATTATCTGAGCTCCCGCAAGTGGGAGGAAGAACTGCTGAATTTAAAAGAGATTTTGATAAGTCGCAAGTACTCAAATTAAATTACGGCACAAGATTATCGAC